CTGACCATCTCGTCTCTCGACGTCGATGCCGGTAAGCTGAAGGCGCTCGAGGAGAAGCTCTTCGGTAAGGATGGTGGCGCGGCTCTCGAGCCCAAGCTGCTCCTGCCCGACGAGATCAAGGCCCACTTCGCAGGCTGATTATACCACACCGGGGGCTCAGAGACCTAGACTCCTGGGCCCTCGGTGCCTGCAATGCTTATAGTTTCTATCCCGGATCTCGACGGGTTCGATGAGGAGACAGGCACCTTTGTCTCCATGCCTGGAGGAGTCCTACACCTGGAGCACAACCTGGTCGCGCTGTCAAAATGGGAGTCAATTACCCATAAACACCTCATCGGTAATGACAAAGTTACTGCTGAGGAGATGGCGCTCTACATCAAGTGTATGATCACTGATGAGGAGTATGACCCGTCGCTCCTGGATAGGATCCCCCCATCTGAGGTCGAGCGTATCAGTGCATATATGGCCGATACGATGACTGCAACCACCATCCGAGATACGGGTGGAGAGTCTGGATCTGGTGAGTACACATCCTCCGAACTAATCTATTATTGGATGATTGCCTGTCAGATCCCCTTCGAGTGTGAGAATTGGCACATCAATCGACTACTCACACTCATTCGGGTTTGTAACCAAAAGAATCAGCCCGATAAGAAGATGTCCCAGTCCGAGATTATGGAACGAAACCGGGAACTCAACAGGGCCAGGCGAGCTAAGCTTGGCTCGAAGGGATAACTAATGATCAGCACCTATGAGGGGGTTGAGTACGACTTCCCCGAAGAGTCCCTCGCCCCACAGGCCCACATCGGTACCGACCCGATGGAAGATAAGGACATTCGCGTGTCCCAGACTATGGAGGTGATGAAGTGAGCGTAGCGGAGCAGGTCCTCGCTCGAGCAGCCTCGAGGATTGGATACTATGCGCCAGACGACCCGAACCCTGGATCCGAAGCTGGACGATACTGGGCCGCTCGATCTGGTCAGCAGTGGCTTGCTGGACCGTCCGACTCTGTTTGGTGGTGCATGCTCTTTGTCAGCATGTGTCTGGACGAGTGCGGGCAGATTGACGCTATTGGAGGTTTCTCCTTTAACACTGACTACACCGTCAACAAGGTCCGCCAGCACCCCGACGCTTACTTCGTATCGGTTTACGATGCTCGACCCGGAGACGTCGTCATCTACAACTGGGATGGCGGCGGGACGGATCACGTCGGATTTGTTGAGAAGAACCTTGGCGGAGGGACTCTCCAAACCATCGAAGGTAACACTTCTTCTGGTGACTATGGTTCTCAGTCTGCTGGGAACGGTGTCTGGCGCCGCGTCCGCAATCACTCGATCGCTTATGTGATTCGCCCGGCCTACTCCGACAGTGAGGAGCCCAGCGCTACTTCTGGACCCGTCGACATCCGCGCTCTCCAGCGCGCTGTTCGTGCCAACCCCGACAACGTTGCCGGACCTAATACTCGGTCTCGTTGCTACGCGCTTGCTGCGGCTTCTAACTGGGGCGGTAACACATTCCCCTTCGGTGTGGCATTCACGCAGTCCGTTGTCGGCACCAAGGAGGATGGCTTCTGGGGGCCTGCTTCTGAGGAAGCTCACGACGCCACCGTCGAGGCAGTCCAGTCTGCTGTCGGATCTGAGGTCGACGGTATTTATGGTCCCGACACCAACACTCGAGTGAACTCGGCGCTGGATCGCGCTGAGCAGCCGTAGGAGGCTCAAAATGGCAGCTCCATACTGCACTATTACTGGAACCATCCCTGGTGGGCAGAACGGTAAGGCTACTGTACGGATTACTCCGGACGTTGATGGCGCTACTGCAACTCTCAACGGTACCGAAGTTTCCATGCGGGAGTACCTGGTTACGACCGATACCGCTGGGGCGATCCGAGTTGAGATCCTGGCTCCCGGCAATGGCGTCAACCCGGGTGGTAACTGGACTCACACCGTCGAGATCGAGACTCCTGCTGGGACTACTCGGAAGCACGTCTCTCTCGTCCAGGGCGAGACGATCGATATTGTTTCGGCTACCCCGGTTCGGAAGATTGCTCCGGACATCTTCTTTGGTCCTGCTTCCCGTCCGATGCCCCTCTTGTCTGGAGGTAGCGGAGGAGGCGCTGGTCTGTCCACTGTGCTCGACTCCCTGCCTCTCCAGGCTGGTCGAGTTGTTCCGACCGTCGGTTTCTTCGGGGACTCCTGGTCCACTGAGGCCATGATGGGTCCTGGGTTCAACCTTCCCGCGGCAGCATCTCGACTCCTCGGTTGTGTTCCGATGGTCAGCGCTGTCGATGGAAGCGGTTTCGCTCACTCCAAGGAAGGGAACCTCAGCTTCGAGGCCGACTCTCGAGTGAATGCCGTTTGCGCAGCTATTCCGAACCTGATCGTCACGGTTGGGTCCCTCAACAGCGACAAGGTTGTTGAGAACGGTGACACCAACGGTACCAAGATCACAGAGGCAGTCAAGCAGTTCGTGACCAAGGTTCGCGCCAAGCTTCCGAACGTTCCGATCATCATGGTCGGAGCAGAGCCCTCCTCGGTTAGCCGACTCCAGTCTCGAGACGCTCACATCAATGTGAAGGCCCACAAGGCTGGTGTTGAGGCGGCTGGCGGTCTGGCTAATGGTGTCGCCTTCGTCGACTGGCTCGGAATTGCTGAGAAGCAGGCTGTCCCGTTCCGAGATGGTCGAGACAATGCTGAGGGCGACGTTGTCGTCTATGGTGGTGTCGCTTATCGAGTGACTCGGGCTTGGACTCCCGCATCCGGAGAGACCCCGGTTACCCCTGGCGCCCCTGTGGTCCAGGTATCCGACGTCCTGTCTGGTACCGGTAACGAGGCTCAGAAGCGGAACGATGGAACTCGAGACATTCTGCTGATGTCAGATGATACTCACCCGACCAAGGCTGGTTCTACCGCCTTCGGTTCTGCTCTTGCGGTTCGGATCTCCGAGGCTTACAAGACCATCGAGGGTTGGGCTCAGTCTATGGGTCCGGTTGCCCCGCAGCCCACAGCTCCGCCTACTCCCGGTCCGGTTCAGCCTCCGGCTCCCCCCGCCAAGCCTAAGGGTCTCCCCATCATGGCCTGGCTCCCCGGAGGATGGGGTAAGGCTGACCGCAACGCCTACAGCCTTGATGAGCTTAAGGCTGTCGCGGCCCTCAAGCCCGACCAGATCGCTCTGCCGATCCAGTCCACAGCTGACGGGAACGACTCTGCGGTTGCGATCAAGCAGCACTACGAGACCGGGAAGGAGTTCTCGCAGGCTGGTCTCCAGACTATCCGTAATGCTGGTGTGAATGTTGCCGGTATGATCGAGGCTCTGGACACTCTTGAGGCGCAGAACATCGCGGTCCTCCCGAACGTCCGTAACGGTCTGCTGGACTACTCGGCTCAGTGGTACCGGTCGTCTAACGGTAAGATCCTCCCGATCCTGCTCAAGCGTACAGGTAAGCTGTACTTCGCACTGCATGGCCGTGGTGAGAACAAGCTGCGTGAGATCATGACGGCTGACTACACCGGTCTGAAGCGTGTCTCGGACAACACCGATGGTGCTGCCGACTGGCAGGTCTCGTCTGTCAAGGGCGCCCAACTCGGTGTTATCCCGGCTAGCACTGGGGCAAGCGCCTGGCAGGCAGCTAAGACCGCATTCCCAGAGGGTGTGTGGGTCCTGGTCGCCAACAAGGATGAGCAGGCTAACGCCGAGAGCCTGGCAAAGGCCGCTGGTGTCACCATTGTCGGCTGGGCCGTTCCCAATGCTGAGGCGTTCGCTAAGTTGAAGGCCTGATCTAGGAGAATCATGATTACGATCGAGAGCCAGGGAGACTGGAAACTCACCAGGAATTGGTTTGACAAGATGACGAAGTTAGACCTGGCTCTGATCATGAATCAGTTCGGCAAGGAGGGGGTTACTGCATTAAAGTCAGCGACCCCCTCCAGGTCGGGCGAGACGGCAGCTAGCTGGAACTACGAAGTCACTAGAACTGGCAACAGCTGGAAGATCACCTGGACAAATTCACACGTCAACAACGGCGTAAACATCGCCGTCATCTTGCAATATGGCCACGGTACTCGAAATGGCGGG